AGACAAGGAGTGTGAATGCGAGCGGGCGGGCAAAAGGTATTTGATCTTCGGCGGTGAGTAAGAGCATAACTCGCCTGGAGGAGCGACTGGGTGTACGTCTTATACAGCGCAGTACCCGTTCGGTGCATCTAACCTCAGAGGGTGAGGTTTTTCTTGAGCGATGCCAGCGCATTTTCAGTGAAATAAAGGCGGCGGAGGATGAGCTGTCGGCTATGACGCAGCAGCCGAGAGGCCGGCTTCGCATTGGATTACCCTTTGCGGACGGACTCATACTGCCCATAATTTCATCATTTATGACGTGCTATCCGGAAATCGAACTTGACCTGGATTTCTCGGACAGAGTAACGGATGTGATTGACGAAGGAATGGATATTGTTATACGCGGTGGTGAACTGACGGATTCAAGGCTAATTTCCAGAAAGCTGGGTTCATTTCGTCTCTGTATCGTTGGTTCAGAGGCGTATTTCAGACGCCATGGCGTACCCGAGCGGCCGGACGAACTGACGGCTCATGCCTGCCTGCACTATCGCTTCCCCAGTACCGGCAAAATCGCGTTCTGGCCGTTTAAGCCCACCGCCGCGGCAGGGGGGCCGGTTATCCCGTCAACGATGATATGCAATAGCCTTGAGGCTCTGCTATTTATGGTCAAAGAGGAGCGTGGCATTGCCTGCCTGCCGGATTATTCGGTAAAAAATGCTATTAATTCCGGTGAGCTAAGAACTGTACTAAACAGTTATATTACTCACACCACCACTTTCCATATTCTCTGGCCGAGTACCCGACAGATGACGCCAAAGGTGCGTGCATTCGTCGATCATATTGCGGGCATGTTTGATCATTTTATGGTGAAAGAAAAAAGCCGCAAATAATTAAAAACCGATGCTCTTTGCGCCGACGCCCTCCTGGCCGGGGCGGTTTCCAGCCTGAACGAGTAATATTGAGGATGAAATAAAGCTGTCAGGCATTATCTTGCTGCCCGGGCAGAAGTCTCAATTTTTGCTCACCGGACATGCGGTATTTACAGGCATTTTTTGCGGAGTATGATTGGCCAGGGTTTGTACAAATAAATGGATCATTACGCACAAGGAAGCGATGCCGTGTCAGCCTTACAGTTCCCCTGTACCATTTTCGCAACTCAAAAACGGATGGATGATTACAGCGCCAGCGATATGCTCTGCGGCGATCTCTCTGAATCACAGTTGAAAACACAGTTTCATCTGGTCGATGTTTCCACCAGAGCGAATCCTTACTCACTGACGAAAATCACTCCGTTCAGCCAGCCACAGTCGATGTTTTACGGTTCTCGTGGAGAGGGCGAAAAAATTAGCCGTCAGCAATGCGCCGAAATTTTATTTGATGAGTTCCGCCATCTCTCGCACTCTTTCTCTCTCTACGGGCCATATAAATATTTGATCAAAAAGATGATTTCTCATATGCAGAATGGCGAAGGTGCACCTTTCTCCAGTATGTGTTTGGATTCAGCACTGAAAGAACATATTGTGAATGACAGAACTGAAAACAACACGTTAGCAAAAATACAACGTGCTCTAACTGAAAAGATTGATTGGGCAGCCCATATTTATCCGGAAGATGAAAAAGATGTCTTAAGGAACGCTATTCTTGATGGGAAGCTGCCAAAATTTGACAGGTATCAAGACACTATTAATGGAATGGGCATCACTGTTCATGATACCTGGGCTACGCAGATAATAGTAAAATCACTGAATGTCAGTAACGATAGCTATCGTGCGGTTATTCAATACAAAATACAAGATCACTTTGGGCTTGATGTTGACGATATTACAAAGGCTAAATTCAGCATTTTCCGTTTTTTCCGTATCTGGTTTTTACTCCAGCGATACGATTTATTTAGCTTTAAACCATTTATAACTAATATGGAAGCCACTATACAGATTTCTGGAGAACGCAATGAAAGCAAAAAGTAAAAAAATATTCTATGTAATACTTCTGATGGGTGGTGCTCTGATTGTTTATTTCCTCTGGCTATCTCTGCGCTCGGTAGAAATTGTTGCAGTTCATGAGGATGGTAATCACAGCTCTGTTTTAGTAAAATCGTATCCAATTACGGATAAAGGTAAAATAGCCTGGTGGCAGGAAAATAAAGGTATTTTGAAAGAAAAATATGATATTCCTAAACCTAAGCCAGATGGTTCTTTCACCGTCGTTTTCTGGCTCTTTGGCGATGGGTATAAAGAAGAAGGGAAATATGATCGGCGATGCTTCGAAGATATGAAAGGGCCAGCTAATTGTATTGAGAAGGAGGCTGTTTTTTCTGTTAGTAACAGTACTAATATGGGGACTGTTTTCACCGTAGAGGATGGAAGATACCAGCTGAAAAAAAATGGCGAAATAGTTAAGTTAAAGAGTGAGTTCACGGCTAAGTAAAAAAATAAGGCGTTCCTTATTCTGCATCAAACGTACAATCTTAGCAGGACTCCATTAAGGCTGTTTTCTCCTGAGAATAGCCTTTTTCATCCGCATATCCTTGTGAAGAACTATCCCTCTTATATTGGAAAGTAAAGCAGCTGATCTGCCCCCGGGATTAAATACGCCAAATTGCTGGGAAATGAAGAACAGGGGCGCCGCCGGGCCAATACGACTATCGGCAAGAATGTATTGCCACGCCTGCAACGGGTTCGAAACCGTTACAAGCTTTCTGAATCTGCCACCTTTGAGTTGCCGTTTATTAAGCAGCTACAGCGCCTGCCCATGCTGGCACGTCATGGCTTATAAAGTCGGCACATTCATGACCCAAAGCGTTGCTGACTTTATCACGGCTGTAACTCTGCCCGATGACGCTGACGAAGAAGCCATTACCCTGACCGCTTATCGCTATATTGCTGAAATGACAGCACTTACCGGTATTGTTCCGCATCACGACGGTACGCCGCACTGGCATATGCTGCTGTTTATGGAGCCTGAGCACAAACAACGCGTGTACGACATTATGGCCCGCTATGCGCATGCGGCCCGCTGGTTGCGCGTGATGACCTGGTGAGCCGCCTTTGCTACGAAATCACCGAAATGGGGAATGAATATGCTGAAGACGTCCAGCGCGTTAACGGTATTTATTCGCCTTTCATTGTCGGTTCTGACGTTTTCACGCGTCGGGTTAAGTGGGAAAAGGTCGCCAAACTGGCCGATGCGCCAGCGGAGGCTGATTTTCATTGTCGGCTCTGCCGCCCCCTGGAGTTCTGTCAATAACTGTACGGGACCGCAGCGCCGACGGTTAGAGCTGGAACTGAAAGCCAGGGGTTTTGAGGGGAGCGAGGAAGAAATCAGGCTACTGGTAAGTGGCTGTAGCCTGGATGCAGGTTCAAAAATGCGGCTTTTTTACCGGAGCGGACGATTACAGGAGGATGACCATTGGCGGCAGTAGTTTTTGCTGCACGCGATATAGCAATTTTTCCAGCTCATGAGTGGCATTGGCACTCATATAGCTTTAAGCGGACCGACTAAATTGGGAGCCGCTTTCACTATAACCTGTTGGTGCCTATGATTTTTACAGAAGGGTTTTGTAAGATTAAGCCCATCGTAAGGTAAAAAAGCCTTTCACAATTTGTCAGAAAAACCAAACTGTGTTTATGTGCAGTATTTTGGGATGGGGAGGGTAAAAATGACAGACGATTTACAAGAACGGATGATGATTGAGCGCGTGGAGCTGATAGCGCGCCTGACTACGGAAGGTGTTTGTAAAGAGCGGGACAGAGAGATCGCGCTGAATTTAATCGCCGAAATCGCGGCTAATCACACGTTATCTGACAATCAATTTTCGGTCGCTTTTTCGACCGTTTCGTTTGAAAATTAAGCCTTACTGGTGCCAGAATGTTATTAATACCATTTGTTATATTTAATATATATGAAAGAAACAACGATTATCCATGATAAGCTAAGAAGTGCTGCATAGCTCGGGATAAACCGTATAAAGAAATACACGCCTGCCACAATGATTGCGGCAGGTATCAAATAGAAAAATGACTGGATTAACCATAAAATTGCACGCTTCATTTACGTAAAATCTCATACAAAGCATCTGCGATTTTTTCTTCGTTATTATCTCCAGAGTTCACCTGGTAAATTATTTCAGACATTTGGGGTTCAATAAGAAAGTAAAGCATTTCAAGGTTTTCTTTGCACAGAGCCTGATAATATGAAGAATCCTGAAATTTAAGCCTGTTTGCGGCTGATGCGGCTACTTGTGCTTTGGCATAAAGTGTTGTTGCGTTCACAAACCATGTTGAGAAAGAATTAACAAGTTTGATATGGTTTTTTTTGAAATCGGCGCTGCCAAGCACTAAGTTGGCAATGGTGAAGGATAGAGCCAGCTTACTGGCTTTAGCAGATGCATGCTCTGCCGCTTTGCCTGACAATTTTTGGATATGAGACACAAGATTATTGCTTCTTTCATCTCCAAGTCTTGTAAAGGTTTTAAGGAAATAAATTTCGACCATATCCAGAGCTACATCATTTCTTCTATATATCTCACCTAAAGAAAGCACTAACCGTCTGTCCTCTCTCCACGTATCGCGGCATGAACTACGATAATATTCATTCGGGACAAGGCATGAACCATAATTGATAAGCCGCTGCCCACCCAACTTTACTTTTTCAATAGTAGATATATGATCTGCATGGATGTCATTAAGTGAATTTGTTAATGCAATTGCTAATTGCTAATTGCTAATTGCTTATTGGCCTGCATCTTCAATTGCAAATAGGGTTGTGACATACCTTAGATCCTTGTTGTATCCTTTACCCAATTTTTGATCATGTTGGCCAACAAGGGCAAGAAAGAAGATGAGAAAAGCAAAAAAAACACTGATTTATGTTCCCGTTGTTATTATTTTTTTCCTAATTATACCGGAGATCATTCTTCGGATATTGACGCCTGAACAGCTCGCGAGGATGAGTGATTTTACGAGCTTAGGGGGAGTGATGAACCCTTTACTCTCGCTAGTAATTTTTCTGGGCCTTTTTTCCGTCGTCTTAGCTTTTCTCACTGTCTCCGCTGTAAGCAAAATCTATCGATCAGGATCACGCTCAGAGAGTAAGTGAAGCCTGGCATTACCGATAATCCGCTTCATCAAAGCTATGCATGCATTGAGTGCATCATTCTGCATGCATTCCGCCCCCTCATTTTTGATGTTCCCGACCTGTTCTGGCGCGGTTTCTGTGGCTGGATGCAACTGCATGATAATCGCTGCACAAAGCGGGCAGGCGTGGCGGGGATAGCATTGCGCGCAAGACGTGTAAACATGTTTGGGAGCATTTCCGAATGATTATTGATGCATCCGAACAAAAATCCATGAAATTACTTGCAATACTTTAAATAGTTAAGATAAGTTTATTCCTATTGTCATAGTGATAAGTTATTTTTAATGCGCAGCTTGCCGCTATATCTTTATGAAAAATATGAATTTTTAGGTGGTTAAATGATTGGTAATGCTCCGGCTATTCTTTCTGATTCAGAACTAAAATCGATTCTAACGTTAACAGAACGACTTAGCTGGAATGTCGCAAGGCCAATAGTTGGCTCCTTGGGTTTGCCTACTGGAAAGGGACGTGAAGCAACTAACGAAAAGATTCTAGATGCATTACTTGAATTGAAAAAGGTTGATAAGGTCAAATTTGATAAGACAATCAACACGATCAATGATGTCCTCGACGGACAAATTATGTTCGGGGAGAAAGCACTTTTCAGCATCAGTGTAGACAAGGTTGTGGTTGATACACTTCAGAAAAATTATGCAGCAAAATGGAAAGCTAACGCACAACCTCAAAATCTGTCAGAAACACTGCTTGATAACACTCAAGTTAACAACTCTCAAAAAAATCAGCCAAAGTTAGTTTTCCATTCACAAAATAATAGTATAACAATAATTCTTTTCTCATCGATTCGTGAACAAGTAATTCGCGAAAAACTCCCTTTACAATCTTTGCCGCAACTGAACGGCTATGATGAAGTAATTGCTAAGCGCAAAGAGAAGAAACAGTGTTATGACATGTGTATATTTAGTGATGACAAAATACACATATTAATCGATACCGGAGGTAATGCTATAGGTGATAGCATTCTTTTTTCAAAAGGTAATATCGTAAGTGAATTATATCAAGAACATGGGAGAAACTTTAAAACTACTGAAAAAGATTTTTATCCATTAATTGATTCTATATTTCAGCAAGTGTCCTTACCTTTCTCAAATATTGATTACAAAGTTTTTGACCTTTCTTTCCTGACCAATGAAGGTACAACTCACAAAGAGAAAAAGAACACGGCGAATAAAGATTTGAGAGATGATATCTTCAATAAAGAAGGAATCAAAGCGGTAGGGCAAATCGGACTTTACCGTATCGGAATTCGTGTTGGGAGGAATAATCCGCAGTTACAGCTTGCCGACAACATTGAACTCATCATTCCGGGAACTTTGAGAAGGCACCTCGGTGGCAGCAGTGTCTCGCCAGTAAGCTATGCTTTACTTAGTAAGTGCATATGTAAAGATGATTTCGAAACGCTCGCTAAGCTGATACTATAGGCGAATTCAGCATGGGGGATTTAAATATGTCCAATCAAATCATGAAGATATGTAAAGACACCCCGGAAGTGGGTACTCTGGCATGCTTCTTACATGACCAAATTGAAGACTATGCAAAAAAGTCCCCTAACATGCTCTTGAGCTACAACGACATTTTCTCATTCACCAAAATGCATCATTGTTATTCAACTTCTAAGCGAGTTGAAGAAATTTCTGTTATTGCTATTCAAGTGCTCTGCAATCCATCAATTGATTTTTTAAAGCTGAAGTACTTTTTTATCGATGATTTAAACGACCCGATTGAGGTTAATCTTAATGAAGTTATGGATGCTCATATTAGCCTGAGCCTTGAGCATCCCTATACTGGTGAATTAGTCTACGATTATAAAAACTATGTATTTCCTTTCTTTACTGTTGATGATAACTAAAGGGGGGGAGAACTATGTCAATTTCTTCGCAACCTATGAATTTAGCTCAATTAGACCAAATTGCATTCATTAATAAAGTACACTACTCCTTGGAGCGAGTAAGGTTTGCTGTTCAATCTTACGATAATTTTAAACAATTTATCCGAATTGAACTTGATGATGCAATTAAATATATAGAGCAAAATGTCAATAAAATTAGTTTTGATTTGTCAGAAGATCAGTTGACGCTGATTTTACTTTCCAATATTAAAAATCCGCACATGGGAATTGAAGCTTTCCATGAGGATAACCAACGTGGGCACTGTGACATAACAATAAAACTTCATAATTACACGTGGCATGGGGAAGCAAAAAAACACACGACTTCCTATGGATATTTATTTAAGGGATACGCTCAGCTTACCGAGAGATATAGCACTGGAACAGCGGATAGTTGTAGTGGCGGACTTATCATCTATTCAAAAAATATTAAGTGCAAAGATATGATGGAATCATGGTCAGATCATCTCAAAAAATGTGCCCCTCGCATTCATGCCTGCCGCTCAGTTGAAATCGTTCCTTGCCCGATGAATCCTCTTGTTTTTCATAGCAAACATACTCATAAGACTTCAGGGCTACCTTATGAAGTAACCCATTACCCTATCAATTTCCACTACGATCCTGCGGATCGAAAACTTTAAAGTTGGTTTATAAAATCTCATAAGTTTTGAAGTGAATAATATCTAATCCAAGCCATTCATTAATCTCCTTCATTCGCTCCTGCAACGGCGTCAGTTCATTACGCACAAACACCTGCGACGCCTTCACTGCATCGCCAAACCCGCCGGAGTTGTCCGGGATAATGCCCATCATCTGTGGCGGCACGCGGTGTGCGCTTAACAGATCGTCGCGGCTCGCCTTTTTGATGTTAAAGAAATCATCCTTTGTCGCCACCTCACTGAGCGGCAGAATTTTGATGCCGTCAGGCTTGCCGTTCGGCGCATACATAAACAGGTTACGGAAGTTGCCCAGGCCTTTTGTGTCGCTCATCGCCTGACGCATCCGGTCAACGTCGCTGGAACTCTGCGCCGCGTCGGTCATATAGAGGATATAGCCCGCGTGCGCGCCGTTCTTGTAGTACTTGCGGCGAAACAGCGTGGCCGCTTCATTCAGCCAGGCGGAGTTGAGCGCGCTGAGGTATTCCGGCAGGCCATACAGCTCCTGGTTAATGTCCGGCTCAATCAGGTGAAACACGCTCCCGGGCGTAAACTGGTGCGGCTCTTTCCAGTCGTTCACAAACCAGTATTCGCCGTCCTTCACGCCCTTGCGGGTAAATTTCGCCGGGGTGGTTTCCAGCCTGAACGGCTTGCCCAGGCTGTTTCGCCTGAGTTCGGCAAAGGCGTTCCCGAACACCTGGTAATCCAGCGCAAACTTGCTGAACTCCTGCTGACTCATCATCGGGTGCGGGATAAAGGTTGAGGCCAGAATGTTTCGTTTCACGTAAATCGGCGAGCTATGATGCACCGCCGAGCGCAGGCTTTTTGCCAGCCCGTGAAAACTGACCGGCGGCTCATACCAGCGGGTTAGCGCCGCCGCTGGCAGCGGTAAGCGGTTCGTTTAACAGCGCGTGCATGATTGCCCAGGCAACGTCCGCGTGGCTGGCGTCTTCACTGCGGCTCGCCTCGTAGGTCGAGCGGTTGCCGCTGGCGGTCATGGTTTTGCGGATCGCCATAAAGGACTGCGTGATATCGGTGCTTCCGGCGTCGTACTCCAGCCGCCCGCTGCCGATGGTGTCTTTTGCTTTCAGGACCATCCCCGTTTTCACTTCCGGCGAGTAGCGGATTTCGCGTGCCGCCGGGTAAAACTGCCTGACCAGCTGAAAAACGCCCTGGCCGATGCCGGTGGCGTCCACGCCGATGTACTCCACGCAGTATTTTTTCGTTAAGTCCTCAATGGATTTCGCCTGTGCGGCAAAGTCCATGCCGCGCCACTGGTGATGCTCAAGCACGCGAAATTTACCGCCCGCGACCAGCGGCGGCGCAATCACCGCACAGCCTGCGCTGTCCCCGGTGTGCGACGGGTCATAGCCAATCCACACCGGCCGGTAGTCGAACGGGCGCGGCAGGTAAGGGTTAAAGTCGGTCCATTCTTCCAGGCTGTCGATCATGCAGGTCTGCAACTCCGCGAACGGGAACACGCTCGCCTCGACGCTCGCCAGTTCGCTGCTTGCCTGGCTGCGTGAGAACCAGCCCGACATTATGGCGACCGAAGAAAAGCGGCGTACCGGCTTCACCTTTAAGGCCGACGTACTGAGCGACACCCTGTGCGATATCAGCATTGACCTGCAACTGACGGAGCGCGTGATTGTGAAGCAGGAAGGCGACGCGCTGCACGTCACCCACGCGGGCGAAAACCCGCTGCCGGATAACGTCACCCGTCCGACGCAGCTTTACGCCGCCGGTGAGCTTATCAGCGGGTTGCAGCTGTGAGCGGGCTGGAAGTATTCGATGAGCGGCTAAACGCACTGATCGGCAACCTGTCACCGACGGCACGTAAGGAAATGGCGCGCACCATCGCAAAGCGCCTGCGCGCCGGTCAGCAGCAGAATATCAAGCGCCAGCAGGCACCGGACGGCACGCCGTTCAAACTCCGTAAGGCAACTGCCCGCAAAAAGAAAGGCCGGATCAAGCGCGAGATGTTCGCCAGGCTGCGCACCGCTAAATACATGAAGGCGAAATGCACCGCCGCCGCCTCTGTGGTGGATTTCATCGGCAACGTGCATCGCATCGCCCGAAAGCATCATTCCG